TTATTCATCATCCGACTCGGAGCTGTACTCCACATCAGAGAGCTTAACCTCAAGCTCTAAGCCCGTCGTGTAGCCATTATTATTCAGATTGTGAGTTACCTTACTGATTAGCCATGACTGCTCGTCTATGACGCGCTTAAAGCCTGACACGCGCACCGGTGTCTCAGGGAATAAATCAGCCCGACCAAGCGCCAGCGTAATTGAAAACTCAGCAACGCCTCGCTGCAGCTTATCCCACTTAGCCTGAGCGGCTCGCATCGCTTGCGCTTTCGATGCGTAGACCGTCGTCAGCGCCAGCACGTTATCGGCCTCACCGGCCATATACTCACCCTCACGGGCTTCCTGCTCTTTTTTGGCCTTTGTCTTTTTGCTGACCGGCTTTGCTTTTGGGTGCTCCAGCGCGCGCAGGTGCTTCTCTTTTGGCTTGTGCTTCAATGTCACTTTTTGCTTTTGCGGCCTCGGGTCTTTGGTGTGCAACCATTTCGCGGTTACGCCGGTATATGCCCCACGGTCGGCAATGGCAAACTGATGACGGTCACCATCGCTGCGGGTCAGCGTCATTTGTGGGACGGGCTTACCACTGGCCGTCACCGCGCTACCGGCTTTGAGAAACAGCAATTTCCCCGCTTTCACTGACACTACCGCCCCGTTGCGGTCGGCCAGTCTGGTCAGGAATACCGCGTCGGATTCCTGCGACTGGTCGATATGCGGTACCGGGATGTTTTTCAGCGGCTCCGCGACACTGGCCGTCAGTTTGTTACGCTTTGCGATGGTGCTGACCAGCTCGCCGAGGGTTGTATCGTGCCAGGATTCCTCACGCCGTGAATTGAGCGTTCCGCGAAAGTCTGCGCTACGCGCCCGGATGGTCAGGGTATCTGGCGCCCCTCGGTGCTCAATCTCATCGACCGTGAAATCGCCTTTATTCAGCAATGCCGAGCCCTCCCAGCCAAGCCACAGCGTCAGCACCGCCCCGCGCAGGGGTAACTCGACTTTGCCGTCAGTATCGTCGAGCTCGATGTCGAGCTGGTCGGCCTCAAATCCCCGATTGTCTGTCATGGTGAGAGATATCAGTCGGTCGCTAAAATTGCTGGTAATGTCCTGACTGTTCAGCGTCAGCATAAATGCCGGTGCGAGACTGGTACCAGCATCAATGGTCATGCCCGTCATCCTACGGCCAGCCCTCCGAGTTTACCCTGCAGCTTATCAGCCAGATTACCGGCAGAGCCGAGAAGCTCCCCGGCCTGTTTATTCAGGTCGCCAAACATTGCCGTCAGTGACTCATCGACCCGCTTCAGCGAAAGCGTGAAATCAATCTTTCTGGCGGCACCATCGCTGAAAAACTCGGTATGTGTGGTTGATACCTTGTCGACAATATACATTCCGAGGATATTGCCGGTTCCCTCAATCAGCGGCCACGCCCTGCCCTCGTCGGCCATCAACTCGACGGCCTGCAGAGAAATACGACCGCCGGTAATGGCGGGGTAAAGCGTGCCGGCAAGTTGAATCGAGGTTTCACCCTCACCGAGAAACTGATACGCAGGCGGTTTGCCTACCCGGTCGTTAGACGCCCAGCGATAATCCTTCGAGTGCTGCATCGACTGATAAGGCAGGGTGCTGCGTTCAAATACAAACATGCCGAGAGCAAGCATCATCGTTTAATTCTCCCTTACTCGATAAGCGCGATATTCTGGATTACGTCGAGTGCATCAGTAACGGCAAATGGTACGAGCCGCCGGTCAGTTTCTCCGGGCTGGCAAAGAGCCTGCGCTCTGCCGTACATCACAGCTCACCGATTTACGTTAAGCGCAATGTGCTCGCGAGTACCTATATCCCGCACCCGTTGCTGTCTCGTCAGGATTTCAGCCGCTTTGCTCTCGACTATCTGGTTTTCGGCAATGCCTTTCTTGAGCAACGCCACAGCGACACCGGCCAGTTAATCAGGTTGCTGGCCTCACCGGCTAAATATACCCGGCGCGGGGTCGACGACTCGATTTTCTGGTTTGTGGAAAACTTCACTCAGCCTCACGAATTCGCCCCTGATACGGTTTTTCACCTGCTGGAGCCCGACATCAATCAGGAGATTTACGGCCTGCCGGAATATCTCAGCGCGCTTAATTCCGCCTGGCTGAATGAATCCGCGACACTATTTCGCCGCAAGTATTACCAGAACGGCGCGCACGCGGGTTACATCATGTATGTGACCGACCCGGCGCAGAGCGCGACCGACGTCGAATCGCTGCGCGAGGCGATGCGTAACTCGAAGGGGCTCGGCAACTTTAAAAACCTGTTTTTCTACGCTCCCGGCGGGAAACCGGACGGCATCAAAATCGTGCCACTGAGCGAAGTCGCCACAAAGGATGATTTTTTTAACATCAAGAAAGCCAGCGCCGCCGACCTGATGGACGCGCACCGCGTACCGTTCCAGCTTATGGGCGGCAAGCCCGAGAATGTTGTCTCAATGGGCGATATCGAGAAGGTAGCACGGGTGTTTGTACGTAACGAGTTAACCCCGCTACAGGAACGTTTTAGAGAGATAAACGATTGGTTAGGAATGGAAGTGATTAATTTCATCACATATCAAATCTAAATACCTTGCCCCTAATATACCATTTTAGGGGCAAGATATTTTCAGCGAAGTTATAAACTATGCACAATCTGACAGACTTTTGTTAATGACAGCCTTGTCTCATTTTCAATTGTAAACACAGGAAAACCATACTGTATCTGTGGAGCAGGCAGTGGATTTCTTACGGTACTTTTTTTATGAATCTGCCGTCTTCGAGATAATTTACTTATTACCCCAATGTATTTTATCTGCCTATTCAAATGACCATGCAATTTCAAGACTGAAGAAAACCATTGGCATAAATGGATGCCAGTTACAACCTGTTTCACTGCGCCTGTTGCTGCATATGACTTTAAGTCAATAACCACAAAATAATCAGTGCCTTTATAGCTGGTTACAAAAACCCCATCACAAACGGAACAAATACCTTCAAGTGAAGATGCTTTTAGAAATTTCCATACGGGTTTTGGAACACTGGGGGAATCTAAAGAAAACCCATAAATCCCGCTTCCATTCACTAGTAATTTCTTATTGGCCGCCCCTGGATTTTCTTCAACAACAGCCCAGCACTCTTGTTCTCTTTTCAACTGAAAAGCAGGTTCAATGCAGCCTTGCATAATGTTTACAATACTACTCATGAGTGTCTTCATCCTCATCGATTGATCGGCCATCAATCAAAGAATAATAAATCTCATCATTATCATCATTAATTGAGTTGATCACTTCATCAAAAGTAACAGCATTGATTCCTTCGTTTGTTTTTCCCATTTCACTAACCGAATTATTATCAAAGACGTATGCGGCAACACATTCCGGATTAAGGATTGACTCTTCACTTATCCCCTGTTTCTTCATTACATTATTTCTTGCCGGAATAAGCTTTTCAGGAACAGTGTAAAGCATCATCAAACTATTTATTTCTTTAACAAAATAATCACTGTGTGTGCTAACAACAATACGTAACCCAGAATTTACAAGCTTCGCAAGAAAACGAGCGATAACACGTTGATTTGAAGGATGGAGGTTCAACTCAGGCTCGTCAATCATAAGTATGTCGCCTGTTTTAGCCTGATGCTCTAGATAAAACCAAAGCCCAAACAGACTTTTTACTGTAGACGAAGATAAATGCAATTCTATTTTACTTGCCGCCTTACTCCCTTTTTTATAGGTTGAAAAATAAATCTGTCCTTCTGTATCAACTGAATACTTACCGGAGATTATTTTCTTTAATTCTTCAGCGAGCTTATGAAATTCACCACTCTTGTTTTTTCTGTTAACTTTAATTTCATTAAGCCAATCAATATAATTTGCAATAGGTGCAGAATATTTTGACTTCATGACATCATTCAATAGGGAGTTCAAATCAAACTGCTCTTTGGATGCATGATGCAACAGAGCCGTCCGCCTTGAGCTTAGTTCATTGAAAAACAAATGTAGACCATTTCTTTCCGCAGGGATTAAGAATGCAGGGCTTTCATCATATTCTATCTTTAATAATTGACTTAAAGTCATGTTAATAAAGGATTCAAGTCTAGGGAAATTAGATTCAAGCAACGTCATACGTATTGTCTCACTGTTGCTTTCTTTTGAGATTAACATGATTTCTTTTTTGCCAGTCCCCAAGACAAGACTGACTTCAAGCCTTTTTTCAAGCACATTAGCTTTTAATTCATCTTCACCTATAACCCAATCAAAAGTAGAATTTGAGAATATATCTTTATCGCTGGTATTGAATACATTCTCTAGCATCCTTGATGCACTTTTGTTAAATTCTTTTTTTATTGTCGCGAAGTTGGCCTCAATCCAATCTATTACGTTAAACTCAAAATTACCGTTCTCAATTAAATCCTTTGCAAAATTTGCAACATGAGGTAATTTTACTAACGGTGATGGCATATTTAAGAAACCATAGAGGCTATACATGACCCATGTTTTACCTGTATTGTTCTTACCGCACATGATAGTCAGTGGTTTTGCGTCAATTTCACCTTGTGAAATGCATCCTATATTTTTGAACGAAAATGTCCAAGATGCTAACTTCTTAACCATTGGGGTTTTATTGTTTTCCATTAAAAATCCTTAATTTGTTTGCTCTTTTTGCTGATCAAACCTTGAAGGTGTATGAAAGTCAATACTCTAAATAGCGCGCAGTGCTATCCCCGCCTCGCCTGCGCACTTAACGGGTCGCTTTTAATGCAGGTGCATCAGGAGCTCCGAGCCGCACCAGCGCTGGCACTGACTGGCAAACGCTCGAATAAAAAACGAATGCAAACTCATGCACCTGATGCATGCGTCACTAAAACAGCGGGAAATTGGCGTCAAATTCGTCACTTTTTGACTCGACCTCGGTCAGTCTGGCTAAATAAATCATGCCCTCATTGAGCGAGACCGGTCTCTCATATTCAATAATGAAAACACCGTGATATGTACGGCCTAACCAGTAGCCGCCGCCGCACTCTTTGGGACGCTGAAAGAACACCCATCCGCCTTGCTTAAAGTTATCTAACACCTCACCGCGATAGACAACCTGAAATTTTGAGTCACTGACGCCCATATACCCCCCTTAAAAAACACAGTTCGTATATACAGTGTTTTGGCAGAAATCCGGGCTGAACGCTAACGCCTCGCCGGGCTCGTTGTTCAACCCCGCCAGCACTGAAAATGAATTTCAGCACCGACGGCGTTTATGGCTTATCTCCAGCTTTCGTCCTCCCATACCTCCTGCAGAATGTTATCAAGCCGTTCACGGTCTGAATCATTTTCAACACCCATTAGTTCAACGCCTGTCATAGCCCCTTCCCTTACAACCACGCGCGTTAACGGAAAAATAGCTTCTACTCTTCTCGTCAGTTCACTCTGAAAAGCATCAATTATTGACTGTTCGATTTTCTGGTCTTTGTCTAATGTGACGTTGATGCTCACTTCGTGTGCTTTTTTTATTTTTTTTCCGACAGGCTCGGCAGAGAAAACTACAGAGAATGAATCATTTTTTATCAAATTCCCTCTTGCTATCTCCGCAATCAAATTCAGCGCAATTTCACGGTCTTTTTCCTGACATGCACCCTCAGTTGTTAGCCGTGCAATCATCTCAACCCGCTCAATCATAACGTGTTCATTTAGTTCTCTGTTCACACATCCTCCTACGCGAAATACTGCATAAACATACAGCATCACGAATTGGCAAAAGGTGTGAAGAAAAATTGCAGCGCCATGCACTGTATGTGCATGATATGGATGGACATTACCTATGATTCATCTTAAATACCCCAGCTAAAGCCGCAACGCGACTGAGTATTCCCATGGCTTGAGACCGATGTGATGGTGCTGTGAAAAACACCTCTCCTTTGGCCGTTCCGCGCAACCATTTTCCGTTAAAACAACTTTTACCACCTGCCATCAGATGCAGGGCTTCGCCCCGGCTGATTGTGTTGCCGGTTGTCAGATGTATCTCGTCGATGGTTTTCGCTATAGCTGCGTTTTGCTCATCCGTTCCGTGGATGAATTTTCGCTGTGTTGCTGGCTTTTTCTTCCTGAGTCGGTTGGTCAGATCTCGCTTTTCACGCCGACTCAGTGGTTTGGTTAAATCCGGTGCCGGTGGTTCGCTTTCGCTCCCCGTACAGTTATTGACAGAACTCCGAGAGGGCGCAGAAGCGCCCTTAACGTCAACGGCCAAATCAACGGCACGCTTCGGCACAATTTTCCACTGCGTTAGCCGGGTTAAAATCGGGGTGCCAGCACCGACAGCGGAATCGTACACACCACGGATGCAGACGGTTTCCTCACCGTACTGGTTAAACTCGGCGCGCGGTTCATACAGCGTGCGCACCTGCAAATCATCGCGACGAACAAACGGACCACCCTGCGCATTAACGTAGCCAGCCCAGTCACCGGCATCGGCTGCATCATGGACGGCGGCAAACTCAACGCTCAGACCGTGCGCAGTCTCTGTATCTGGGAGACGACGCAATTCACGGTAGACCGTCACCGGCGCACCACCAATAAACTGAAACTGACGGATGTGCCAGCGCGCCGCCCATGCTGAAACGGCGGGGGCGGTCTCTTTGAGCAGCTCACCGCTTTCGTCATCGGTTTGACCATCGAGAGCATAACCGTCGATATTTTTCGAAATGTATTTAGCAACATAGCCGGTAGCGCTGCCCTTTTCCGGGTCAATGGCCTCGGCATGAAAGCGCGCTTTTTTGGCTTTATCGCTTCTCAGTTCGTGGTGGTCTTCCTCCCACGCATAATCACGGATGATGAGACGCACGCGCTCGACGTCTTCCGGCAACATGAACATAAGCATGTGCCAGTGCGGCGTTCCGTCGTGATGAGGCTCGGCAACACGTATGCCGAAAATGCGGATTTCTTCCCGGTGCAGCTTGGCGCGAATGCGCGCCCAAAGGCCGGTGAGATAGCTTTGCGTGTCCGACGGGTTGGCACCGTTCCATTTGCTGTTACGGTATCCCGCTTTAGTCGTGGCGTGATATTTAGACGGTGCAGTCAGGGTGTAAAACTCCCCGACGTATCCAAGCTCATTGCAGATATTTTCAAACCCACGGATGCGGGTCATCAGTTCGCAGCGGCGTATCGCAGGGTTAGCGACCGAACCGTCGTATTTCTCAATCAGGCTGATGCGGTTGCCGTCTTCGTCTTCGAGATCCAACCCCTTGAGAAATTCACGCGTGCGGCGCTTCTGCTCGCGCCAGTCAGTCACGCAGTTTTTACTCGCGTATGCTTGTCTTTTTTTGCTGACATTGCCGACGGCAATGTGCAGATGTTCGCGCCATGCAGCCGCAATGCGTCGCAGACGACCACGCCACCACACATCGTTAAACATGCGGGTGATAGCCGGGGCTATTTCGTCCTCGCCGACATATTTATTTGTCACCCGCTCCCAATGTGGCGGGGTAACATTGAATTGCAGGGAAATAATCCCAGCTTGCATATACCACGTGTACAGCGTTTTGAGTTCACTTAATCCGGTGTCATCAATGTCGGCCAGCTCTGACCGGATGAAATTAGCGATATCAGCGGCCAGTAAGTCAATATCGGCGCGGGACATGTCCGGGAGTCGGTTAAATCTGGCGACCATATTGACCATGCGTGATGCCAGATATTGCATAAGCTGGGTATCAAGATGACCGCCGAAAACAGCGGTTGATACATTGCTATTGATGCCAACGCACTCGTATTTTTTTGCGACCAGTTCAAGACGCGGCAATGCCTTTTTACAAAAGCTGATTAAAAAGGCATTAGCTCGTTGACTGCCCTGATTTTGCTCCAGCACCGTAGCGGTTCGATAAACATCAAAACGCACACACTCAGGCTGGAGAGAAAGCACTTTTCTCGCATGCAGCAAAGCCGCGAACATACGGTCGCGGCGATGCTGTTGGTCATAGGTAAGATATGGGCTGGCTATTGCCGACCGTGGAGCATTCCACGGGTAAGCGAATTGAACCGCCAAGTCATACCCCCCGATAATGTTTAGATTTCAATTCGGTGACCTCCTGACAGGTCACGCAAAAGGCCACACCCGGAATCGCAATGCGGCGAGCTTCCGGGATTGGTGCGTCACATTCTTCGCAGAGAAAACGGGAAGGTGCAGCGATACGGCTACGCGCGTTGCTGATGTGGCGTTCGAGTTCTTCCTGCTCGCGCAGTTGTGCTAAATCCATTGCGTCGGCCATTAGTGCAGCTCCTGTGATTCATTCTCAAAGCGAGTGGCTTCACGGCGCAGCAGTTCGGAGGCTTCGGTACCGCTCATCCCCTCTTTGGTAATATGTATCGCCAGTGCCTCAAGACGGATTGAAACAGCGAGCGCGCGGTCTTTACGTTCTTCTTTTTTGGCATCAGTCAGCAATACGGCCAGCGCATCGCTATCTGTATTAAAACTACGGGTAACGGTATTATGCATAATTTATTCTCCTGATTTCGGGCAATAAGAAGCCCGGCGGGTTTACGCCATTAAATTTCTTTTTGGATTAATTCGGCATTGTTAGCCGTTTTGGAAATAGGCTCACCACTGCGCGAAAATGATTCATCGCTGTAATAAGCGCTTTTTTCTCGTCAGTAGTCAGCTCACTTAATTGGAGCTCATGACGAGCCGCCGGGATTTTTGCCAGAAAGAAAATAGCGGCTAGCGCCCGATTATTTTCTTCAAATTGTGGGTCACGTTTATCGCGCATATCATCGACAAAACGTTCAACCTCTTTCCAGCTATCGCCCCAATATCTCGCGCGCAATTCAGCCACATGATTGAGACCGGCCAGACGTTCACCCGCTTTCAGCGGAACAGTCGCGGAAACAGCTTCGATAGCCATGATTCCCCCTGCTTTTGAGTAGAGAGGCCAGCCAGTAAATCAGCCTGTGAGCGGCTCGGGTGCCAGCGCTTGCCGTCCTTACCTGCGATCCAGCCGTGGCCGTAGTGCATGCCGGGGCTTTGCTTAACGAGCAGAGACGCGAATGACGGTTCACTTTTCAGCATACGCACCTCAAATCAGCCCGAATGATGCGCCAATACCGCTCATGGTATCGACCACGCTCGACATAGCTGGATTAGTCTGTAAGCGCGCATGCAGCGCCAATGCCGACAAAGACAACATGCGAATACCTGAGTTAACGCTTTCAATCATGTTGTGCTTACGGGCAGTGGTTAGACGTTCATCAGATACCGCACCGCTCGCCAACTCGCCGAGTTCACGCATTGCGCGCATGACATAAGACTGCAATTTGTCTTTAGCCAGCTCATTAACTGGTACGCATGGCAGGCAATGAATCTGCGCCAGAAAACCATCTACGAGGGTTGAGTCTTCGGTCAGGTCAGTCAGCAGCCACAATTCAGGCGGCGTGAACTGGTGAGGCTGTTCCGGGTTGAGCTTGTTACGTAAGGTCTGAACATTCATACCCGCACGCTCGGCCAGCTTCGCCATGTTGTGACGCTGCGCAAAAGCGCGGCATGCTTCGTCATAGTGGGGATGTTTGGAAACCTGAAAATCAAACATGTTGCATCCTTACAATTCACATAAAGTGAATTAAGCGCCGATGACGAGTTGAAAACGGGAATGACCCAACGCCTTACGCAACTGCTCTTCTTTCCAGCGTGCGTAATAAATGCGAATCGGGCCACCTGCTTTCTTACAGCCTTTACGGATGGTGCGTGGTTCGATTGGTACACAAGGGTTATCGCCGGTTGTCCAGCGGTAGGCGGTGCGTTCAGAAACACCCTCAAGCTCTGCGAATTGTTGCAAAGTAACGATTGGTGCAGGAACTTTGATGATTGCGATTTCAGAAGCCATGTTGCATGATTCCCATTTTGACAATGTTTGCAATCAATGGCCTCTGTTTGCCAACTTCTGCCACTGGTTGCCCGAATTAGCAACGATACTAATACTCAACTGAGCATTAGTAAATACTCAAAGGAATAAATCTTGATACTAGATTCTCAGGTGAATAACGACGAGTTACTGGATAGAATTTGTCAAGTATATGGTTTTACTCAAAAAATCCAGCTAGCCCGGCACTTTAATATTGCCGCCAGTTCCCTACAAAACCGTTACACGCGAGGCACTGTTTCTTATGATTTCGCCGTGCAGTGCGCACTAGAAACTGGAGCAAGCCTGCTATGGCTCCTTACGGGGAAAGGCTCTCAATATGATGGCAAACCGTCCCCAACGGATCCGAAAACGATAGACTCCTTCACTCTGAGTGATGGAAAACTCGAAGAAAATTCACCATTGAGTATTGACGCCGGTTTTTTCAGCAAGCAAATGTCAAAAGGTATTGCTGTTCGCGCCGATGGAAAGCTGAACTTCATAGAACAAGATGCCTCACTTTCTGATGGCCTTTGGTTGGTTGATATTGAGGGTGCTACCAGCATCAGAGAATTAACGCTTCTACCCGGCAAAAAGTTACACGTTGCAGGCGGAAAAGTACCGTTTGAGTGCGGGATAGATGAGATAAAAACGATTGGCCGCGTAGTGGGTGTATATAGTGAAATAAATTAAAAATAATTAACTTATTGAAATAAACTAAGGAACGAGGTTGATTAATGGATATTGTAATTACTATTTTATTTCTATGTCTGGCTATTTTTTCTGCAGCTGTTTACTTCAGGTCGCAGGGAAATTCGGCAATAAGATTTATCAAAGGTATCTTTGCATTCAGCATCATCTTTAGAGCTATTGATGTTTATAAAAATGAAGACCAAATAGCTGCATTTATTATGGTTGCGGTTGTTTTCTGTCTTTCTTATCGTCGATTTCATCTTAATAAAGCTGTTACCTCCCCCCTATCAGTAATAAAAACGAAAATCGACAATAATGACAAAACGTTTAACCATGAAGAAACAAATGTAATTTCATCAAAAAAGAAACTCACAAGCTCTGAAAAAAAGAGCTTAAAAATATATCTTTTGGATATACCGATTCAAACAACAACTCTACTTATAGAGAGGTTGACGTTAAAAATGTTGACGCTGACTACATTACTGGTTTCTGTCACTCACGCAGGCAGCTAAGGACTTTCCGTATAGACAGAATTGAAAATAGTGAAATTGTAGTTCGCAATACTGGCGAATTAATCAATGTTTATGACTGGATTGTCCAGCTATATGAAGAATGAGGTTAACTAATGACCGTGCGTAAAAATCCTGCTGGCGGTTGGATTTGTGAGCTTTATCCAAACGGGGCAAAGGGCAAACGGATCAGAAGGAAATTTGCTACTAAGGGCGAGGCTCTGGCGTTTGAGCAGTACACCGTTCAAAACCCGTGGCAGGAAGAAAAGGAAGACAGGCGCACGTTAAAAGAGCTGGTTGATTCATGGTATAGCGCTCATGGCATTACACTGAAAGACGGCTTGAAACGCCAGTTAGCCATGCACCATGCTTTTGAGTGTATGGGCGAACCTCTTGCACGCGATTTCGATGCGCAGATGTTTTCCCGCTACCGTGAAAAGAGGTTAAAGGGTGAATATGCCCGTTCAAATAGGTTCAAAGAAGTATCACCCCGCACGCTTAATCTTGAGCTGGCCTACTTTCGCGCTGTATTCAATGAGCTAAACCGCCTCGGGGAATGGAAGGGTGAAAATCCGCTAAAAAATATGCGCCCTTTCCGCACAGAAGAAATGGAAATGGCCTGGCTAATACACGACCAGATTTCGCTATTGCTCGGAGAGTGCAAACGGCACGACCACACTGACTTAGAAACTGTGGTAAGAATTTGCCTCGCCACTGGCGCACGGTGGTCAGAGGCCGAGAGCCTGAGAAAAAATCAGCTCGCGAAATACAAAATCACATACACCAACACGAAAGGCAGAAAAAACCGCACCGTTCCAATCAGTAAAGAGCTCTACGAGTCTCTGCCTGATGACAAAAAAGGCCGGTTATTTAGTGATTGCTATGGCGCGTTCCGGTCTGCTTTGGAAAGAACAGGCATCGAGCTACCGGCAGGACAACTTACCCACGTTTTGCGCCATACCTTCGCCAGCCATTTTATGATGAATGGTGGTAATATTCTGGTCTTGCAGCGTGTACTCGGCCATACCGACATCAAAATGACGATGCGATATGCGCACTTTGCCCCTGACCATTTAGAGGATGCCGTTAAACTAAACCCTCTAACAGCAATTAAATAA